TGGCTATCAAAATGTTTCTTACAATATCCCTTAATATGTTTACAATTTTCAACACCACACAATTCAATATCATTTTTCCTAGCATTTTTCGAACTAACCAAATGCATTTGCTCTAACCTATGTTTATCAAATGCATCTATAGCCCAATTTACCACAGTTTTCATATCAACATTTGTCATTTGGATTTCCTTACCACTCTGAGGGTCCTTATAAAACACAGGAGCATATGAAGCTATTTGATGTAACTGGGGTGGTTGTACTGCTTGTTCAACAGTCAATTCCCAAATATCATCAAATGGTGGTGGTGTATACACACCATCCTTTGTATAATGCTCAATAACCTTACTGGGATCTATTCCTGTACTAAAGGTATCCTTTCCAACAGTTGCAACTTTACAGAACTTTGACTTAGCCTTAACTGTGATTCGCTTCAATCGCCTTTGAATAGAATATGGACAATTAGAATATGAATAAGCGTCCAATGTGGGACTATTTGTAGTTGCAGTAACTATCCAAGGTTCAACAAACACTTTACCCTTCGCTTCAATCTCAGCTTTGGGAGCCTGATACATCTCATTATTAATGACATCAATAATAGCACGTGTTGGTGGTTTTTCAACAAAATCACTCTTCTCATTGGCAACATCATCAAACTTAAGAACTACTTTATCAGATGTCCAATTTGACATAAATTTATCACCAGGATTATACGTGCATTTTACAGTGTCACATGTAGACATACCTTGACTAGCTAATAAGCAATTTACAATTTGATCAGCACATGTTGTCTTACCTTGACTGGAGTCTCCAAAAAATTGAAGAGCAAAGGGTGCATGACGAATACCACTCGATATCTTAAGAGTTATAAATTCTTGTTGTAATGATAATAATTTCATATAACGATCATAAACAATTTTCTTTTCTAGACCCTTAAGCGACTGAGATAGATTTTTAAAAACTACAACTAAATTATCTAATCTCTTTTGATATTCACTATCAGTTACACCTTCTAACTTCTCCAAATTACCATTACGGACTAAATTCCACCATGTAGTAATTCGTGCATACTCTTCATCATTTTCAACACATGAGCGATCACTAACTAATAGTGGTGCAAATGATCGTGTTTTAAAACACAAATATATTCCTTCAGCAAAGTAAATTATAGTTTCAAATATAGCATCTACCATATCACTTGCAGACATATGTAACGCATTAAGATTGGGTTCAAATAATCTAAATTTACCAACGTCAAACGTTACATTTGCAGCATCACACATTCCAACAGAAACTAATAAACCCAATAATTTAGAAATCTGGGTGAATGCTTTATTAGCTTTACATAGACTCCAATTGGTTTTAATCAACCTAAGTGATTCTAACCATAAGGGTGTGGCACTAGATTGTGAAGTAATGAGTAATGCATTAATATAAAATTCTATTTGCTTGTATAAAGACGTCTTAACTTTGCTTCTAATATATAGCAAACAACTACTAACAACACCTAATGTAGTTGTTTGTTGAGATAAATTAGTAATAAGCAAAATAAAACCTTCAATTTCTTTAAATAAGGAATCTGAAGGCAAATTAAGTCTCATAAGAGACGAATTCATCTCATAAAAATCTTTAAATGCATTACTAATG